CTGGAATCGACTTGGAATGGTGTTGCCAACGCCGCACTGACTGTCATCCCCTGGCCGTTGGTGGTCAGTAAGGCGGTAGGTTCGTCGATGGTCTTGTCGTCACCGTCGCAGGCCATGATGACCCCGGCAGTAGTGAATGTGCTGCCAGCCTCGACATCACCGCTTCCACCTCCGCTGGCTGCTGCCCAAGCGACATCCGTGCCATCGGAAGTCAGAACGTAGGTATTCGATCCCACGCCCAAAGCCGCAGGGTCACCGCTGGCATCCCCGTAGATTATGCTGCCCCTAGTCAAGCCGGCCATCTTGGCTAGAGACACTGCATTGTCGGCAATCATCGCTGTTGCCACAGTACCCCACGATGAGTCTGTGCCGTCAGATTGGAGAACAGTATTGGCACCCCCTACCGCGAGCGCAGCGGGGTCACCACTGGCGTCCCCATGAATGATCTTGCCCCTGGCGAGCCCGGCCATCTTCGCTAGGGTGACTGCGTTGTCGGCAAACATCGCTGTTGCCACGGTCCCCCATGATGCGTCTGTGCCGTCAGTTTGGAGAACAGTGTTGGCACTGCCTACAGCCAACGCCGCAGGGTCGCCACTGGCATCACCGTAGATAATTTTGCCTCTCGCAAGACCGGCCATCTTAGCCAGCGTCACCCCGTTATCCTTGATCCTGATCGCATCTGAGTTCGTTTCGATTGTGGAGTCATCGACATTCACGGCCATCACGGCAGAAGATGCAGTTAGGCCATCACCGGCAAACAGGGTTGCCACGTCCGCAATGTTCTCTTTTGCATGCGAACCCGTGGCTCCACCATCCAGAAACAGGATGTAGTCACCATTGGCTATCGCCTGCTCGCTGGCTTCTGTGAGATCCACGTTGAACGTGGTGGTGGCCAGATCAAGTAGAGTGCCTGCTGAGTACGTCGTGTTGGTGTCTGCGGACGTGATAGTGACGGTGTCGCTCGCTGCGGTTGTCGTGATGGTGACATTGGTTCCAGCAGCCAGCGTCAGCGTGTCAGCGTCTGCATCAGCAACGACGTTGTCTTGGCCAGACACGGAAATCGTTTTGAAAGCCGACTCGTTGACCTCGGCCCCATCTGCGACATTGATCATGGTCCTCAGGTTGGCTGGGGTAATCTCCTCGATGGACCCGGCCCCTGACGAATCCCGGCCCAGGATCCTGTCGGTCGCTGAGACGTTCTGGATCTCCGCATAAAGGACTCCCTGGTCCTTGATCGTGACCGCTCCACTGCTCACCGAGAAGTTGTCGCTGTGGAAAGACGCAACCCCTTTGTTGGACGTGGTAGCGTCTTCTCCTGCCACGGTGATGGTCGCGCTACTGTTGGTGACATCGACACCTGACCCGCCCAGAAGGGTGAAGTCTGCTGAACCTCCGGTATCACTGGCTTTGCTACCAGACCCACTGTCGGTCTCGATGGTCACAGCCGTTATGTCCCCGCTGCCTCCACCGGCATCCTCCCAGGAGATGTCCGTGCCATCCGTCGTCAGGACTTGGTCGGCATCGCCTACAGCCAGAACTGCAGGATCACCACTAGCGTCCCCGTAGATGATCTTTCCCCTTGCGATTCCAGCCATCTTGGCCAGGGTGACTCCATTGTCCTTGATCCTGATGGTCCCGCTGCCATCTGATGCGCTAAGTTCGATGGTGGAACCGTCCACCGTTGCTTCGATCTCGTCAGCATTGGCGGTGATGCCGTCGCCACCGATAACATTCAGTGTTGCAGCACCAGAAGTCGCACCACCCGTCATGCCAGCACCGGCAACCACGCTGGTTATGTCCCCGCCAGCCATTGCTGTACCGCTCGTTAGCTGGATGTCGTTGCCAGCATCGGTTGTGAAATACAACTCGTTCGGCGTGGCTGTCTTGACCCAGAGTTGGCCATAGGATGCTACATCCGCATCGGCTGATGCCTGTTCCTTGAGGGTGACTGCACCTTCCACGGTCAACCTCGTGGACGGATCATCCAGCCCGATCCCTACCTTCCCGTCCTTGGTGATCCGCATCCGCTTGGTCAGGGCACTCCCGCTGGAGGTCCTGAATACGATGCGGCCAGGAGCACCCTTGCTGGCATCTGATACCGAGCCATCCACCTCGTACTCAATCCGGCAGCTTTCCTGGTACTCGTTGTTGTCCCCGACATAGGCAAACCCGCTGACCGTGAGCAGGTCATCGTCATCAGCAACCGCCGCCAGAGCAGCCAGCGTGCCCCTGGACTTTCTCGACTGGAGGGCCCCGGAGTTGACCGAGGCCTGTATCCGCTCAAGCAGCACCGCAGCACCTGCCGTCTCTTTCACCATGTGCAGGGCTCGTTCCGGGTCGTTGGTGCCCAGTCCCAGTTCCTTGAGTACGGAGTGGCCACCAGCCATCTGCGCTTGGGCTCGCCTTTCCCTTGGTGAGGAACCAGCCGGAATCCGGGGCTGCTCGAATCCAGTGTTTGTAGTCATTAGTAGTAAATCCTGCCAAACCTGCCTGATGTCTCGCTGAACACAACCTGCAGTAACTCCATCGCCCAGGCCTGACTAGCACTCGTATTCGCCAGCTTCAAAAAGATAGCATGCCCCTGGGCTCGCCGCCTCTCCGCGACATTCCTGCCAGCTGACAGCGTAGCCGTGTACAGGGCGGTAGTCTGATTATACGCATCCTCCGCGTTATTCCCCCGGAACACGGACATCGTGACATTCGAGGACCCCTTTGCCAGAATCGTCCTGATCTCGTTCACGTTCACCGTGCCAAGGGCCTTGGGAAGTATCGGGCCAAAGTAGGCGTGGCTGCTGATCGCGGTCCCGTCATCATCCGCAGCCGTGACATCCCACTTCCTGATGTATCCATCTGCCCCACCCATCAGGATGGCCCTGTCCGCGGCAGAATCTCCGTCAAACACATGCACTGCTCTCGCGTCGTGGGTGGATGCCCCGGCGAACTTGTCGATCCACCAGCTATTGGTCCTCGTATCGTAGAAGTAGTGCTCGCTGGATGTGTCACCCACGGTGAGCGGGGTGATCAGGACATGCACTCCACGCTCACGCTCGTTCCAGACAAGCCGCACGAGGTTGGTGTTCAGATTGACGTTGTTCATCCGCTCTTCAAAACGTCCCTCGGTGATCTTCTGCACACCCTGCCCGGGACTACCACGGTAGACCCCGCCGCGTGTCCCGAAGAGGTAGAACTCGCCACTGGAACCCCTGCACCACGGCCTGCCCCAGGGTGTACCCACGCCATCGACTATCTCGTCCAACCGACCACCCAGCATCGGGTCGCCTGTCATCTGCCAGATACTGTGATCGCATCCGAAGATCAGGATGTCGTCGCTCACGGGTATGATGCACCGGATCACGTCAGGTGCCTTGCCTGCAGGCGAGTTCACCCCGGCAACAGCCTGGGTCTCGGTGGTCGTGTCAGGGGAGTAGTTCCAATCGAAGGCGTCTCCCACCTTGCTCATGTACCACTCAGCCGGATCAGCTTCCGTTGCTGACATCACGATCCGGCCACGCCAGTTCTCGATCAGGGTGGGCCGCTTGTCAGCAGCATCGATCGGGAGAGTGCCGCTGGTAGGAGTCCACGTGGTGATCGCCCGGGTCTCAGACTTGTAGTATTGGGCCGATCTGCCATCCGCGTAGAACAGGTTGGTCCCCAGCTGCGCGGAGAAGATGACCGGGGCGTTTCGCTCAAGAGCCGGGGTCGTGAGATCGCCACCGCTGGTGATATCCGTCCACTGGAGGTCATCAAACTCCCGTATGATCCCACCGGAGACCGCCAACCGCACGGTCTGCCTCTTGGAGGTCGCGTTCTCCGGGTTCAGCGAATACGCAGCTGCACACGAAGCTCCTCGATGGTTTGACGTGCCGTCACCGTGGCTGGCGAGCCATGACCCAGTAGCCGTATCCGAGGGAGTTGCCGCCTCGGTAATCCGGGCCACGTTGTTGGAAGTATCTGTCCTGAACAGCCTGAAACCGCCCTTGTCGTCGACACGAACGACGTTCCAGCCCGTTTGACTGTGGGAGTCTGCAGACGAGGACAGTGCTCCATTAGAGACCGCAACAACCCCGAACGACCTACCGCTGCCATAAACACTCCCTCCCACCACCCCAAGACGGTCC